AATACATCAGGGTTAGACTTAAATAACTTGTACATTACTGCAAGCATATTCTGCAGTAGGAATAGCATTCTTTTCTCTGCACTAAGGAATGCAAAGACAATAGATTCAATTAAGAGTACACCTAATGTCTGTCCAAACTTAGGGAAGCTTTCAATCATTGCCTTGTATAGATTCTGGAAGAAGTTACCTATAACTGTAAATGGATCTTTAGCATTGATGATCTTATTTAAGAGACCTTTAAAGCTATCTGATACTTTAATGATAAAGTTCTCAATAGGTGGGAATGCTTTACCTATGTGTTTAGCATAGTTAATAACCCCATCTATCAAGTCTGGCCACCAAGAGTGACCTACAACAGCATCCCATGCATATTTAAATAAGTCGATAACTATTTGTACAAATCTAGCTATAATCTTCACAGTACTCTTCAACAACTCTTTAGCACTTATATTAATCTTCTTAACCATATCTTCGAAGATACCTGCAGGATTAATCGAAGTCTTAAGCTTCTCAAAACCTCTACGCATAGCACTTACAAGCTTATCACTTGTAATAGCATCAATCATCTTATCTAAACCCTTACCAAGCAGCTCTATGATCTCTTTAAACTTTAAAAGCAGAATGTTGTAGATGCCTTTGAAGTCAATACTCTCAAGAGCATCCATAATTCTACTCTTAAGATATCTCATGGGTTTTGAGAGATCTATATCAAGTAAGGCTGCACCGATAGTCTTGAGGAAATCACCTAACTTCTTTATGATACCTTCAACAACATTAGTGATACTACCTGATATTTTACTCCAATTAATTGATTCTACTAATTTAGCTAAGGATGCAGACAGGCTATCTACAATTCTACTAAATGTGGCTATTAAGCTTCTGGCAATAGCTGTACCATCAATTCTATCAAACACATCCTGTAACAGATTACCTACAGGAATAGCGATGGACATAATCTTGTTATAGATCTCTACCAGTATAACTGATACTTTAGGTAGGATGAATCCTCTATATAGATAGGAGAATGCAACACCTATAGTCTCGATAGATCTCAACAATCTATCAAAACGAACATTATTAATGTAGATTAGTTTGCTATTAACCAAACCTAGTGATGCTGCCAGTCTGTGAATAGCTTGTGTAGCCGTTCTCACATACATAACCTTATCACCAATATTAATAAAGAAATTGGAGAAATTACGTGTACTTGCAGCTTCACCTAATGCATAAAATCTACGAGCTAAGTCATCCCAGCTCTTGGAGCTAGCTAATGCTGCCATTGCTCGTTCAGTACGTCTATCGAACAAGACAAAGAATGTGATCTGTTCAGCTACACCTCTAGTGAATAACTCTACTTGTGTTAGTACCTGCGCAAGTGAACTGCCAGTCTTAACTGCTACTGAATTAAAGGCTAGTTTAATATTATCTGCAAGGCTAAGCACTGGACCTGCCAGCTTAGGTATCATATACTGGAATGTATCAAATGATTTGATAAATGCATAGAACATGGAATTAACTACTTTAATAACCTCCAGTAATGATGGTGTGAATTTACCTATAATGTTTAACATCTTATCAAACAGTTCACTAATCTTTGTTACTGCCTTAAGCTTCTCAACCCAAGATACAAGTTCCTTAACACCATCTATCTCAGCACTCAGTAGATCTAGATCTAAGAAGCTTAGAGTACCTTTCTTAAAGCCATTAATTATATTCTGCCAATAGCTTAATTGTGTTAGTGATTTAACATATTCATTAATACCTACCTTGGTAGTAGCTGCTGTACTGACAATATATTCTGAGAAGTCAACTAAACTTCTGGCTATATAGTCAGCTGCTTGACTAAATACTCTACTAGCACCTGTTAACTTATCTATGTTACCTAGTAATACAATGAATGAATCTGAGATGATAGCTATACTTTGGCTAATAGTGGCAGATGTCTTGCCAAACTCTTTATCAATCTGTTGTGAACCATTGATAATAGCTTGGAACACACTATCTGCTGATAACTTACCTTCTTCACCTAATTTTCTTAATTCACCTATACCTACACCTAGATTATCAGCAATTAGCTTAGCTGCTCTTGGTAATTGTTCTAGAATTGAATTAAGTTCTTCACCTCTAAGAACACCAGAGCTGAGCGCCTGGCCTAACTGCATAATAGCAGCATTAGCCGATTCCATACTAGAACCTGAGATTTGAGCTGCTTGTTGAATAGTCTTAGTAGCCACTAAGAACTCTTTAGATGATACACCTGTATCTTTTAATGACATTGAGAACTTGGCATATAAGTTTGTAGTAGCTGTTAATGAAGATCTTGTATCTCTAGCTGTAGCTACTAAGTCTCTTTGCAAGCTTGTAAGATCTTCTACAGTATCTGTAACTAATTTAAGCTTATTCTGCATATTAGTGAATGCATCAACACTAGTCGCAGCTACAACAGTAGATGCTAATGTAGCAAATACCTTTGTAAGCTTAGACACAGTATTGTCCATAGAACTTAATGCTTTACTACCTTCATCTGCATTCTTAGATATACCGCTCAAGGAGTCAGATGCTGATCTACCTAGTTTAGCAAAGCTAGGAATTAATCCTGATATCGATTTACCTATAGCGGTAAAGCCATTTAATTTAACTGCATTATTAAGAGAGCTGCTAACGTCATTCGCAGTCTTACCTATCGATCTTAAATTCTTATTTATGGTAGCAATCTCTTTACCGGAGTTACCACCTACGTCGACGTCAACTAATATACCAGACATGGTTAATCCCCTATGTCATTTACTATTACTCCATTCGGCCTGATTTGAGGGAAGGATAGGAGTGTCTCTTCGACAAATCTAGGAGGAGCCTGTTTAGAGTGCCCCTCATTTAATGCTGACATATATGGCACGACATTCCTTATATTACCTTCTGGGGTAACTTGCCAACCAGCTCTAGCGTGTCCAGTATCTACTGGTGTGTTAGCTTCAAGCCTATCGACAACTTGTTCAAGGAATGTCTTACCCTTAACTTTAGCTTCTTCTTTAATTTGTTTATTCATTTTAGATATCGTTGATTCGATACCGATTGCTTTTACACTCATATATGCTCCAGTAGATCAAGTTTCTCACCACCAGTAGCTCCTAGCAGATGCCTAAAGAACACAGAACCTTTAAGGCTTCTCACCAATTCGTTTCTGTCATTACGTTCTTTCTCGGCACCACTAACTTGTTGTAATGACTGGAATACTTCTTCAGGTTTAGCTTTAACACCTAAGCTCTGCAGTATCTTCATAAATCTATTATCATCTCTCCAGTCAACTGGTCTCATATTAAAGTATAGTTGCCATTTGATAAACTCTTCATATGTCATATTATACTTGATATCGTAAGCTGACCTCTTCAAATGAAAAGCTAGCTCAAAGATAACTAGCTCTTCATCCGTCAAGGTTACTTTGCCTTTGGGTCTGCTCCCATGCCCGAATAGGACATGATATCAGTAGACAGAGCTGCCAAGTCTGCTAATGGGAGTTGATTGAACTCCTCATCAGTCAGCTCTTTAGCTTCATCTACTGAACTGCGAATGATTCTACGCAGAATACGCAAGCCATCAGGGCTATCCTCATTGAGATCCTTACCCTCTTTCTGTAGTTCCATAACTTCATCAACACTAAGCTTGTTCACAGTGATGCTCTCACCCATGAACTTGACTTGCTTAGAAACACGCTTACCTACGAGGTCTTTGAGGCTCATTTGAATTCTCCAGTATTTGCTATCATCTGATTGAGTTGATTGCGCATGCTATGTAACATGCCCAGTGTCTTGAAGATTTCAGTAGATTTATCTACATCACCTTCAAACTCGTGAATGCGATTAAATGTCTTCTCAATACTATTAGTTATGCATCTCTGCATATGATTAACAGTTACATTGAAGACGAATCGCTGATCGAACGGCTTACGATAAGGTACATCATTCATGATGCATTATCTCCTTTGTTAGCCCATGCTAGATTTTGGAAAAAAGGCGCCCCGTTATATTGGGACGCCCTTCTAGCTCATGGCTAGGGTTTACTTAAACTGAAGGAATGGTATAAGCACCGTAGACCTTGGAGTTCATGGTCACGGCGACTGTTGCCTGGTTCGCATCAGTCAGATTAGGCGTCACCAGCAGTGAGTCAATCTTACCAATGAAATACCAGACCGTATTCTCAACCTGGCCCAGCTCAGCGGCAACAGAACCCCATTCTGCAGGCTCGTTATTGAGCAATGCAAAGCGGAATGTAGCCTGTTTACCGCTACCGATCAGATCACCCAAGTGCGTACCTTCAGCCCAGTCGGTAGCCACGTAGTTCAGTGTGACTTCCATGGACGGAGCATCAGCTTGACCTTGAATTTGCTGAGAAGTAGACTGGCCATAAACTGGTACATTAACGATATTCGGCGGAGTGCCGATAGGAGGGAAAGTACGCACATTACGGATGCGCACAAAGCTGTTGGCTGCCAAAATGCCATTTACTGCATTAATCTCGGTTGCAAACATGGCATGGAATGCGGTCTCAAGAGCACCGGCACTTATTGTGATATCAGGCGGTGGCGCAACACCTGCTGCATCAAATGCAACAGACATGTCACTGAACATACCAGCGCCGATAGAAGCGATGTGACCCATTTAGGATTCCTTCCGAAAAAAGCCGAATTGAATTTGATAGTTAGACAAGAGAAAAGCCTTACTATCAGGTGGTTCACCACGGATTTGGAAGTTTGTGCTTCTTTGAAACTGAGTAACAGCTACACTACCTGAGCTTGGATTATCCACATCTTCAGGCAGATTAAAAGATTTACCAGCTAAATACTTATCAAGTATGTCTGCTATTTCAGCTGCTCTCTTGGGTCCTGACACTAAGTCTGTATAGATATTAATATAAAGTATTCCTCCTAAGCTATCCTTATCTTTTTGTCCACTAACAACTGGATTAAACTCAATATATTCCACAGCGGGTTTACCGCCTTTGAAGCCTTTAGGAATGATTTGTAATTGCTCTGATATCCAAGCTGAAGACGCAAAGATACTGAATAGATGATTTAGGAGAGTCACATATCGGTTTTGTGCGACTATCATGCTGTAGTCTCACTCAGTTCTAGTGTGACACTATAACCGTTATTGGTGGCAGGATTTAAAATCTTATATACTGAATCTCGAATCTGTACCCTTGTATAGAGGTTAGGTACGACCATGTCCACATCACTGAAGTCCTCATAATTAAAGATGATCCTAGTAATTACAGTATTATCATCTCTCTTAACCTTAGTCTCAACACCTAGGATTGTTCTAACTAGCGGTACACCCATCACGGGTTGACCAGTTGCATAGTCAAATGAATCAGCAGTCTGTCCTAAGAATGTTATAGGTGTCTTTAAGTCACCAAGTAATCTGAAGGCCTTCGCGACATTGGACTTAAGCATAGTCCTCATGCCCATAGTATCTCCTAATTAGCTCGCCACCAAGCACCTGCAGGACGACCATAGTTACCTGATTGATTAGTCTCATACAGCAATGGCTCTACTAGCCCACTCACCGTACTAGACATCACAGGTACACTAGAGGCTCCTGACTGCAATCCTTCAATCTCAATCACATCTACTTTAATTCTATTAGGTGACCCAGAAGAATCAAGCACATCATCATTGTTTAGAAGATGATAAGCTTGCTCCATATTAGCTGTAACTATTCTTTGTGGTACAACAGTAGGGTCTAGTTTAACAACCTCGTTATACATTGGCTCATAGTAAGAACCTATCCGTGGAAAAGCAAGCGTTTGTGTCTTATCTGCAATACTGCCTACCCACCTAGTGAGGTTCAACTGCTTGGCAGCTGAGATGAGTGCTTGCTCTTTGTTAAGATCTGTAGCTTCAGTCCAGGCAGCAACATTAATGCGATCTGCAAAATATGCTTCTGCATCGAGTAAGCTGACGTAAGAGTTGACTCCAACTTCTAAAGCCATGACAACCTCCTATGGTGGATAGTATTGAATTAGCTATGGAAAATCGGAAGAATACCTAAAGAGAGCACGGATTGTGTCTTGCGAACAAATGCACCCTTGAAAGCTGGGTCATCAGCAGGACGAGATGCAATAGGTGCCATCTCATCACCACCCAGACCACCCTCCCAGTAAGCACCATTGCTGGCAAAGGCGTCTTCATTCGCATTCCAGGTGTAGCCACGCGGATGCAGAATGTAACCCCAACGGTACCAGATGTCAGTAGTACCACCACCGTTGTAGCTGGCCGCCGAACGTTCAATTTCAACAGGCAGCGGCACCTGCAGTTCTTCCATGATAACGCTATTAGGCATAATGATCATCGAGGTGTAAGGACCAACAATGTCAACACCTGCACCTGCATTAAGATTGGTACGTTCAACTGCGGAGAAAGACAGATTAGTTCTGGAAGGAATCAGGCGGAACTTACCAGCTAAGATGGTGTTAAACTCGATGTTACCTTCAGTGACACGATCTGCATCCACCATATTGGCTGCACGCAGAGAGGCCAGAACCTTGGGAGTAACTGTAAGGTAAGCGTAAGGCGGCTCATAATCCTTCCATGCCATACCAAGCGCATCCAGGAAGAACTGAGCACGAGCAGCACCTTGAGCAGATGCGCTACCATCCATGACCAGCTTGTTCAGACCCAGGTCGACATAGAAGCCGTAGAGTTTGTTCTCCGGATCATTGTCGAACGTTTGACCACCAAGACCAGCACCACCACCGGCACTACCAGCACCCACCAGTGCTTCAGAAACTGCGATACCCTTCAGCACAGACACGAGGGCATCATTTTGATCTTGAGCTTTAGTCTCGGAGAAATCGCGGCCGATCTTGGCCAAGCCGTCTTCTTGAGAAACGACAACCTGCATATTAACCTGCTTGGCACCATGCGAACGCACAGTCTTGACGTACTTCGCCATGTCAGAATTGACACCAGTGCGTTGACCTTCAGTAGGATCAACGAGCGAGACGACATTGATAACTGGCTTTAAGGGCTTTCTCCAACGCAGTTGACCAATAAAGGTCTCCGTGTTGGTGTCGATGTCAGCCTCAGCACCTGTAATACCAGTGCCAAGGAATTTCTTGGCGTTAGTGTAGGCCTCATCGGTGTAGGCTGAAATGGATTCCTGAAGAACCCACTCACTTGCACCAGGAACGTCTTTGCGAGCACCCATTGCATTTCCTCATTATTTACGTTTAGGTAATCTGCCTTCAGCCGCCATTCTCATCACTTCTGCTTGAGAACGCTCGAATAACGACTTATTAGCAGCATCGCCACCAGCTCCAGGCTTATTACCGCCTAAGCCAGTGTTGATTTCCGGTTCAAAGAGGAAGTCGTTAGCCTCATCCTTGATGAAAGCCCCTACAAAGTCCTCTACTGACACACCTGAGCGATGTACCCATTCACCTTTATCATTCCGCACTAACTGACCTCTAATTTCTTGAAATGCCATGTCACTGGCCTTAGTGCTTCTAAACTTACGTGTGTCTCTAAGATGATCTTTCAAACTTGCATCACGAGTCAACTCAAGAACTTGCTTCTCGAGTTCCTTATTCCTCATCTCTAATGTTGCATACTTAGTATTAGCTTCAGCTATCTTGATATCAAAGGCTTCCTTGTGCTTACCTGCAGCTTCAAGGGCAGCTAGCTCTTCAGTTCTCTTCTTGCGATCTGCTTCTTCAATCTTCTTCAGTGCATCATCTCTAGCAGAGTATGCACCATCTAATTTTGTCTTAATATCTGCGATGCTCTCTTTAACCTTTTGTTCGATAAGTTTAGTGACTAAGTCTTTATCTGCGGCTTCAAGTTTAGCTAACGGATCAACTGGCGGATCATCCTTTTTCTTGTTAGGATCAGGACTGTTAGGATCTGGGTTATTCGGATCAGGGTCGGCAGGATCGTTAGCACCACTAGGATCCTTGGGGTCTTTGATTGCGGGCATTATTTCTCCAATAGGCTACAAGCCTGTAATAGATGCTGTACAACAGCGGGTTCAACCTATTCCATAGAAGCCTTCATTATGCTTCCAGAATTCTTTAGGAACTTCCTTCAGAATATCTTTAACTTTCAGAATATCTTGATCTGTCAAAATCTTATTACCAATACGGCTCTTTCCAACAACAGGAATGATACCTTTCTCTATTGCCTCTTCCAGATACTGATCATATAAAGCTTTAGGGAGTCCACGTTCTCTTAACAAGTCCAATGTCGCCTTAACTGAATTTGCTTCTAATACTCCAGCATAAATGCCTCTAAGTGCTTCTTTAGCTTTGAGCATGTCAGCAGCATTTGTTACGAATGCATCATGCACAGTTGTAGTTCCTATATTGTTTTTCTTACCCCAGTTATTAAACTTCTTAACTAATACAGCATCATTAGAGTGATTGCCATTAACAGCAAATGCAGTTCTAGCTGCTGTAGAATCAGCTATATCATTAACCTTACCGTCTTTATTCGTTAACTCCTCGAACCATGTAGGTTCAGTCTTCTGATCAACTTGAACAATATTGGTAATAACATTTCCATCAGCATCTCTATAGTAGAGACGTTCTTCATAACGCTGTGTGTATACTTGCTCTAAGACCTTACCATCAAAATTAACCCAAGGTACTTGTGTCCAGTTCTTTCTACCTTTAGCTGCAGGTATACCTAATGTAGCTATATCAATATTCTTATACACATCACCTATTGCTAACTTAACACCTAACTTCTTACCTGTAGGTCTGTAGTCAGGACTTCTAACACCTAGTATAATATCAGCAATAGTGCTATTAGGATTAAAGCCTGGTATCTTATTTAACACTTGCTCTAGCAAGGGTATCTTAGGATCTACACCTAACATCTTACCGAGTATAGGATTGATTCTATATCCACCCTTATATACACCAAAGGCTTTCTTCTTCATTAGACCTGTCCAATCAAACTCACCTTGAGCTGGCTTAGCATTCTCTAAGAAGTCTTGGGCTAATCTACCAAAGAACTTAGTGAAGTCATTAAGAATTGGAACACGCTCTTCCATCTTCTTAGTCATAAGCTTACCTATTAGACCGAAGTCAGCAGGTGTAATTATATCTCTATAATCACGACTTAGCTTCTCAACAAAGTCTTTACTCTTAGGATCAAGCCACCATAACTCTTCCATAAGGTCTGAGTCAGGTGATAATCCCTTGTCAAATATATCCTTAACTTGCTTTCTTAGTCCCATCAGATCTTGTGCTGTCTCAGGATCCCACCTAGCTACCTTAGCAGCTCTAGCAGATATCTCACTAAGCACAGTATCTCTTTCCTTTGTGCTAACCACTAATATAGTATCATCCTTGCCTAAAGCTTTAGCTAGCTTTCTCTCAACATTTAGCGATGCAGTTCTTTGACCAGCACCATACAGTGTGACCATGTTGTGCATCTTACTAGCCTTACGTAAA